CGAACGTGACTCGCAGTTTTTCTCCGTTATCACAGCGGAACTCGAACCCGTCAGAGCACCATCGTTGATTGCTTTCTTTCACGGCCACTTTGCCAGTATGTGCCCGTTTCGATGGCGGTACAGCGGTTTTTCGCTCAAGCAACAGCGCATTCTGGCGCATGATCCGGTAAACACGTTTGGCATTGATCGCAGGCATACCATCAAGTTCGGCCTGTCTGCGAAGCAGCGCCCATACCCGACGATAACCATACGTGGGCAGCTCTCCGATAACATGGTGTATACGGAGAAGCACATCCGTATCATCTGAGTGACGGCTGCGGCGACCATCTTTCCAGTCATCGGTTCGTCTGAGAATTACGTGCAACTGCGCACGCGACACCCGGAGACAACGGCTGACTAAGCTTACTCCCCATCCCCGGGCAATAAGGGCGCGTGCGCTATCCACTTTTTTGCACGCCCGTATTCAACGGCTTCTTTAAGGAGTTCATTTTCCATCGTTTTTTTGCCGAGCAGGCGCTGGAGTTCTTTAATCTGCTTCATGGCAGCAGCAAGTTCAGAGGCAGGAACGACCTGCTCTCCTGCGGCCACAGCAGTAAGACTTCCCTCCTGGTATTGCTTGCGCCAGAGAAATAACTGGCTGGCTGCCACACCGTGTTGCCGGGCAACAAGGGAGACCGTCATTCCCGGTTCAAAACTCTGCTGAACAATAGCGATCTTTTCCTGTGTAGTACGCCGTCTGCGTTTCTCCGGTCCTAAGACATCAATCATCTGCTCTCCAATGACTAGTCTAAAAACTAGTATTAAGACTATCACTTATTTAAGTGATATTGGTTGTCTGGAGATTCAGGGGGCCAGTCTACACAGGATTCTGAGTGCCCCCCTCCTCCAATAGGCTGAGCATCCACCTATATAGTTTTAATTTTCATCAATCCATTTAACTATCGTTTAATTGTTGTCACATAGGATTCTGCCGTTTTTAACAATGCAGGATAATAAGATGAAAAAAATGTTGTTTTCTGCCGCTCTGGCAATGCTTATTACAGGATGTGCTCAACAGACGTTTACTGTTGGAAACAAACCGACAGCAGTAACACCAAAGGAAACCATCACCCATCACTTCTTCGTTTCGGGAATTGGACAGGAGAAAACTGTTGATGCAGCCAAAATTTGTGGCGGCGCAGAAAATGTTGTTAAAACAGAAACCCAGCAAACATTCGTAAATGGATTGCTCGGTTTTATTACTTTAGGCATTTATACTCCGCTGGAAGCGCGTGTGTATTGCTCACAATAATTGCATGAGTTACCCATCGATATGGGCAGCTCTATCTGCACTGCTCATTAATATACTTCTGGGTTCCTTCCAGTTGTTTTTGCATAGTGATCAGCCTCTCTCTGAGGGTGAAATAATCCCGTTCAGCGGTGTCTGCCAGTCGGGGGGAGGCTGCATTATCCACGCCGGAGGCGGTGGTGGCTTCACGCACTGACTGACAGACTGCTTTGATGTGCAACCGACGACGACCAGCGGCAACATCATCACGCAGAGCATCATTTTCAGCTTTCGCATCAGCTAACTCCTTCGTGTATTTTGCATCGAGCGCAGCAACATCACGCTGACGCATCTGCATGTCAGTAATTGCCGCGTTCGCCAGCTTCAGTTCTCTGGCATTTTTGTCGCGCTGGGCTTTGTAGGTAATGGCGTTATCACGGTAATGATTAACAGCCCATGACAGGCCGACGATGATGCAGATAACCAGAGCGGAGATAATCGCGGTTACTCTGTTCATTGCTGACCCCACAAACAGATTTCACGCTCAATCTCACGACGAGTCATGAGACCTTTCCATTGCTTACCGCCAGCATATGTCCAGCGACGTAGCTGATCACATGCGCCTTTGATATCGCCCTGGTTTATTTTGCGAAGAAGCGTCGATGTTCTGAAATTGCCAGCACCCACGTTGTAAACGAATGAGTAAAAAGCGCCGCGCGTTGTTTCCGGTATATCGACTTTGATGTACGGGTTAATTTGTCTGGCGACAGTGGCAAGGTCTTTATTCAAGAGTGCTTTGCATTCTGCTTTGGTATACGTTTTACCGAGCATGATGTCTTTTCCTGTATGCCCGTGACATACAGTCCATACACCAACAATATCTTTATATGGTATGTAGCTGACACCTTCCAGACCATCGTCACCACTCGGACCAGTGATGAGCACAGACGCTATGGCAACAGCCCCACCACCAATAGCAGCTGCTACAGCCTTGCGTAATGATGGCGACATTATTCACCTCTCGCAGCCTTGCGCTTATCTTCTTTAATCTTGAAATAAAGGTTTGTCAGGTACGTCAGCAGGCCAAATACCAGGCTACCCAGCACTCCAATTGCCGCCCACTGTGAGGGCGTGACTTTATCTAGCAGCTGTAAAAACCAGTACCCGGCACTACCTGCTGAGGTGCCATAGGCGACACCCGTTGTTAACTTATCCATGGATTTCATAACCCCACCTCGCAGACAAAGCGGGTGTAAATTGAGGGAATACTACGAAACGTAACAGACTCGGAGTCAGTGAATAACTCAGGTATTGGGTTATCAGCTAATATCGAGACTCAAAAAATGGAAAAACCCGCTCGACGGCGGGTTTAAGCTGTGTGACGAAGTAACCACTCTTAACAGCATAACCAATTTTTTACGTACGTAAACCACTAAATGATATTTGCGAGAATGCTACCGAGTATTGAAAACACCACTACAAATACATAAGCAAATCTCAACAAATAACCAACAAATTATTTCCAGTGTTATTTTTAGCTTATTTAAATTGAACCTTCAAATTATAGAGCGCTTATAAATAACAGTCGTTAATATAAATTGGCTAATAGATTTATTTTTATTCAGCAAAGAGCTATGAATAGGATTCGATAGAAAAAAGTTCAGATAAAAATAGAGATCTACTTCACAAATCAAACGAGAAACCAAAACTTACATCTTGAAATAATCACATTGATTAGATGAATATTTATCGCGCAGTGACATCATTTTTTAATAATAGTTCAAAAAAAGGGCTCACGATGAAAAAATTAACAGTGGCAATTTCTGCTGTAGCTGCATCAGTACTGATGGCGATGTCTGCTCAGGCAGCTGAAATTTATAATAAAGACAGTAACAAGCTGGATCTGTACGGGAAAGTTAATGCTAAGCACTACTTCTCCTCTAATGATGCAGATGATGGTGATACTACTTATGCCCGTCTTGGCTTCAAAGGTGAAACCCAAATCAACGATCAACTGACTGGTTTCGGTCAGTGGGAATATGAATTCAAAGGCAACCGCGCTGAATCTCAAGGTTCCTCCAAAGACAAAACCCGTCTTGCATTTGCAGGCCTGAAATTCGGTGACTACGGCTCAATCGATTACGGCCGTAACTACGGTGTAGCATACGACATCGGTGCGTGGACTGACGTTCTGCCAGAATTCGGTGGCGATACCTGGACCCAAACAGATGTGTTCATGACTGGTCGCACCACTGGTGTTGCAACCTATCGTAACAACGACTTCTTTGGTCTGGTTGATGGTCTAAACTTTGCTGCTCAGTACCAAGGCAAAAACGATCGTAGCGATTTCGATAACTACACTGAAGGTAACGGTGATGGCTTCGGTTTCTCTGCTACCTATGAATACGAAGGATTCGGTATCGGTGCAACTTATGCGAAATCTGATCGTACCGACACTCAAGTTAATGCAGGGAAAGTTCTTCCTGAAGTATTTGCTTCCGGTAAAAATGCAGAAGTTTGGGCCGCAGGTCTGAAATATGACGCTAACAACATTTACCTGGCCACTACCTATTCTGAAACCCAGAATATGACTGTATTTGCTGATCACTTCGTTGCTAATAAAGCCCAAAACTTCGAAGCTGTTGCACAATATCAGTTCGATTTCGGTCTGCGTCCGTCCGTTGCTTACCTGCAATCTAAAGGTAAGGATCTTGGAGTATGGGGCGATCAGGACTTAGTCAAATATGTTGATGTAGGTGCAACCTATTACTTCAACAAAAATATGTCTACTTTCGTTGATTACAAAATCAACCTGCTTGACAAAAATGACTTCACTAAAGCACTCGGTGTAAGCACTGATGACATCGTTGCTGTAGGTCTGGTTTACCAGTTCTAATCTGATTACGAAAAAGATATGTTGCGGGAGGCGTTGCCTCCCCAACATATAAGTGGCTCCCTCAAGCCACTTCCTTTAGAAGCACAACTTTGCTTCTAACTATATAAACCTTCTGTTATATATTACCCTTTATTTTTGGGGGCGTCTCAACGCCCCATTTTTAATAATTTTTAGTAAACAATTGGCATATTAATTAGAGTTATTAACAACGATATCCATCTCTAACCGGATATCTAATGCCATTAACATCCCTTCAATTATGCCCTCAGCCTTCTGTAACCTTTTCCCGATATAACCATCAGAGCAGCAATGCTTACCTGCCAGTGACATGAATGTCATACCGACTACATAATAATCTACTAATAAATCGTGCAAATCGCTGTTGTTCTTTTTCAGACGGGCCATGCACCCGCAAATGATCATCGCGTCATCGTCACAACATTGCGGGCGAGATTTTACTTTTGAAGGAATTAATCCCTTAAAACCGGCGGCAATGGACGACCAGGTCACATCTTCATGATTATTAGCCGCCCACGCTCCCCAACGTTCAAGAACCATCTGAATATCACGCATTAACTTTCTCCACAAAATCAGGCCAGCACACCAATCGCCAGTGCGCGATCGATAAAACGAAATATCAGCTCAAGCTGGGAGCCATACTTCTCTTCAAATGCCACGGTATCCGCATGCAGCTCGTCGTGATGCTTTCTGCACAAAGGCAACACAAAGAGGTCATGCGCTTTTGTACCCATTCCGCCCTGACCGTGACCTGTCAGGTGGTGGGGATCATCAGCAGGTTTTCCACAACATGCGCACGGCTGCGTCTTAACCCATCGCGTGTACTTTTCATTAACCCAGCGGCGACGTTTGGGGCGTAACATAAAAGACTCCGGCGACTCCGGATCCACTTTCAGCGCCAGCACCTTTTTCGCTTTATCCTGGATGATGCTGGTGGCAGGAACCGAAGGCACAAGGTCACTTTCCCGGGTAACAGACGGCACAACAGGCTTCGGTAATCTCAGTGCCTTACGGGCTGCACTTTCCGGTAAGGCATCCGCCAGGTCATTACGAATCAGCCACCAGCACAGTTCCGGCATTGTCACAACGTGACTGTCATCAAAACCGAGATCCCGACGCACGACAGATAACACCCACCGGGCACAGTTATCCGTTGCCATTGATTCCAGCCGTTCCGTGAACTGATCGCGCAACTGGTTATCACAGTGCCAGCACAGACGGATTGCGCCCGGCGCGTGTCGCATTGTGGTCATATTCTCGCTGTGCCAGCCGGAATGAGGCCACTGGCAGCCTGTTTCACGAAGTAACCAGCTCTCAAGGCATTCCACGCCCCCCGCCCGACGGATCACAGCCTCATTGCGGAACACGGCCCGAATGGCAGGATCATCCGCCAGCGGTTGTGATGCCGCCGGAACGGCACCACTGGCAAAAGATGAATAACGTTCCGGCTCAGGCTCCAGCAGGACACGCCCCTGCATAAACAGGGGCATCAGCTCTGAACCTGGCCTGAACAATACGATCCCCATACGCGGGGCAATTTCAGGGGTCAGTAGTGCTCTCACGGTCACCTCAATGAACGGTATCGAGCAGCTTTAACAGCTCAGGGAATCGGGATTCGAAGAAATGCGGCTGCGTCTCGCGCGGATTTGCAGGACTGGTGATGTTCTTGCCGAACATGCAGCCTTTCGCCGTCAGCGACCAGAATTTTTTGATGTTGTTAATCGCGGTACGGCTGTATCGTTCGCGCTGCTCGACGATCCCCAGCTTCACCATCTGGTGATATGCCTGATTAGCTGTCAGGCGGATACCATACTGCTTCAGCAGTGCACTCAGTGACAGCGTGGGGCGGCTTGAGCCATCAGGCGCGTCAGCAGGAGCATCAATGGCATAGCGCGGTGCCAGATTCGGTAAGCCAACAGCCTCCTGGAGTTTCTGACAGGCACCAAGCACTGAAGAGTTAGACAGGTTTAATTCCCGGCGCATAAAGTCCAGCAGAATCACACCAGCCTGCATCTTGTCAGCAGCCTGTCCGGATAATTTTTCCGGTGCGCTGGTTACCATGTCGAAAGTACGGATCACCTTCAGATGGAATGACGGGCTGATCCACATTGCATAGGCATACACCAGTTCTTTGCAGACATACGTCCCCTGGTTATTTCCGCCACGAATAACGTTAACTGACTCTATATTGACCGAGTTGCAAATCTGCAACTCGCTTATTAAACGCTCAGTTTGCTCATTGCGGAGCCAGAATGCAGGCTTATGCTTATCCAGAGAACCAGCAGCCCTGTGCAGATCGTTCAGGCTGTAACGCCCATAAGCATCACGACGAACTTCAATACCATCAATGACCATCAGATTATTCGTAAGCGTCAACGGAGCACCGTATTGACGCTTATTTATTGGTGAGTACTACGTTCCATGGCAGGAGTTCGTCAACACGGTTGGAGGGCCATTCCGGCAGTACGCTCAGAATATGGCGCAGATACGCTTCCGGATCGATACCGTTCAGTCGGCAGGTGCCGATCAGCCCGTACAGCAGTGCTCCACGCTCGCCGCCGTGATCGCTACCGAAGAACACGTAATTTTTCTTTCCGAGACAGACTGCACGAAGCGCTCTTTCCGCTGTGTTATTGTCCACCTCCGCCAGACCGTCATCACTGTAATAACAGAGGGCGTCCCACTGATTCAGTACATAGCTGAACGCTTCGCCCAGTCTGGATTTTTTCGACAGCGTGCCATTCTTCTCCACCATCCATTCATGCAGCGACGTCAGTAACGCTTTGCTTCGCTGCTGCCTGGCTGCAAGACGCTCTGACTCTGGTAATCTCCGTATTTCATTCTCGATGGCGTACAGTTCACTGAT